CGATTTGTTGCACGCTCAATTCTTGCCCTTGCCATACGTCAAGAGTCAAGTACGGGTTTACGTTTTCGTCAAATGTAAGATGTAACGATCTCTCGGGGTCGTGCAATACTTTTGCGACGTGCTTTTGCGTTGAGAAACGCTTGTAAAACTCGCCGCCGCGATTGAGTTTACCCCAATTGCCGAGGGCATAAATGCTGTAAAAGTCGAAGTCTTCAAGCTTGTCTCGCTCAAAATCGGCAATCGTTTGAACGTCGTAAAACCCGTACGTATGACAAGGCGAGCCGACAACCCAAAAGTTGTTCTTATACGTCGATTTTATTACGACAAAGTTTGGCGGGTACGTTATGCCGTCAACGATAATCTTTGCCCCTTGCCATTTTTCGTCGACCTCGGTATAAGTTTCGCTTTCAAACGTCGGTATGTTAGTTGATAACATCAAATCGCGCGGTAAATATTCTACGACTTGCACGTCGAAAAGCTCGGTTTTTATCCAATGGTCAATATCTATCGGGTTAAATACGCCGATTATTTGTTGACCAACTTGACCGCGAAGACGCTTTCGCACTTGCTTAAAATCGCTATAATCGAACTCGCTTAACTCGTCTAAAAATACGCGCTTGTAATTTGATATACCTTTAATTTTCTCGGGGTCGTCAACGCCGCCGAAATCGATACCCGCGCCGTTGTAACATCTTATTTTGAGGTCTAATATAGTAAAGTACTCGTCAAGCTTAAATGACTTTATAATCGTTACAAAATCCTTAAATATCGATTTTCTTACAGTCGCGCCAACCTTACGAAATACCATTGTATCGCTGCCTTCTATAAGGCAAGCAAATACCGCGATAGCTTGAGCCGTCGAGTACGACTTCGCGCTCGACGACCCGCCGTAAGCAAAAATAAAGCGACGCGTTGGGTCTTGCATCGCTTCAATTAAATGCCAATAATTAGGGTTAAATAGCTTTTTGCTAAACGTTACGTTTTCAGCTATTGGCATAAATTAACGGTTGAGGTCTTCGGTTGCTTTGTGATCGATACAAGATATATGCGACTCTTTTTTAAATGTGCGCGGCTTCGCTAGTAAGCAAAAGCCGCCCTCGTTATTTTGGCACGTTGTAACGCGGTTGCAACGTTTTTTCGTTTCGTTACTCATAGCCGACTTTTAATTGTTTTATTGTGATCTCGCCCGTCGTCTCGGTCTTGTCTTGTAACCCCTCAAGTCGTGCGACAAGGTTGCTATTGTAAGCCCCGACCATTGCCCCCTCAATCTTTTGCGAGGTCATTATATCGCTTATTACGCGTATGACGTCCGAATAGGCGGCGTATGCTCCTTCTTTGTATTCGTGGTTTCTTGCACCCGTTTTGTAATCTTTAAGGCTTGAAATTACGCCTTTTTCAAAGAGGTAATCATCGAGACCCGACCACAAAAAAGGCGCGCTTGTAGGTATATCAACCTCAATAGCGTCTTTGCCTTTGTAGTCTTTTTTTAACCAAGGTGTACCGCTTTGACGCTCAAAATACTCGCAAGCATATTGCCAAAGTTGCGCGGGGCTTTCAATTCTCTTTTGCGTACCCTCGCCAAATTTTTGAAGAGCAGCCGCGCCCGTTTTGGCACGCTCTCGCCAATATGCGGGGTCTTTTTCTGTTGGTGTCATAAGTAATTTTTACCGTTGTAAATTATATCAACGTCCGAGCCGTTGATTTTTTTATAAAATGCTTTGAAATCGTGAGTAAATAACAACTCAAAATTGTCTTGCTCGGCAAAGCCCTCGACAATAAACTCGCTCAAATAGTCAATAAATCGCTTTTGGTTTTCTTTTTCGCAAACGTCTTCAATCGTTACAAGTGCGCCGTTGTCGAGGCTGTAAATATAGTCAAAAATCTTATGCCTATAAAAATATTGATCTCTCGGCAAGCTCGCCGTTGTCAAGTTTTGCTTGCTTGCGAGTATGGTTTCGATAAGTCGCTCAAATTGCTGTTGTGTATCTACGAGATAAACTTCAAAACCTTGGCGATCTAGTTGCGCGTGTATCTTGATTTGATTTGCCGAAGCCTTGCCCGTCTTTGGTTTTTTGAACTCGAAAAAGTGAGATCGTTGGCGATAATGCAATACCATATCGGGAACGCCCGCGACTACCCCCATTGCTTTGAGTTTTACGGCGACTCTTATATCTCGCTCTTCGCCGTTGGGTACGTGATACAATAGCCCGCGAAGGTGGTCGTACGTGTTATGGAACCAAGCAAAGCAATCGGCTTGTATGCGTGCTTCGCTTAAATTGCTGTTTTCAGATTGTTGCATAATTTTTTTATTATTTCGATATTTTACTACCATTTTAAAGGTTACGTTAAGGTTACATCTCGGTTACGTCATAACGTAACCTCAACAAGTGAGTGATAACAAGGGTTTGCAACGGGGTTACATTAGTTACATTAAAATACTTGAATTGATATATATTTATATAATAGTACAATATAGTCATATATGGCTCAAAGGTTTCTCGGTTCCGTTATTTTAATGTAACTAATGTAACCCGCCCCGAAAGCCCCGTCGTTGTTACGGTTACGGGTTGCATTAGAATATTTTTTCTTGTGTAACCGACGCGTTATTGGTGTAACCGCCTTGTATTCTTTTTGCGTGATACCCTCGCACGGTATGCCCGTTTTGCTTCTTGACGTCTCGCAAGAAACCGAGTTGCACCATATTTTTACCAATAAAACGGCTTTCAAGACGTTTTCCGCCGTCTTCTTGCAGTACGTCAAGTATATCGGCGTTACTGTAAAAATCGCCTTCGTGAGGGGCGCAAACTTGAAAATGACGCTTAATGAGTTCTTTTTCGTAATCGTTAATCTCATAATCTTTATTTTTCGCGTCTCTAAATTCCGACTCTTCTTTGCTTAATTGATCGTCGAAGTTTACGTCTTTATAAAGTGCGAAAGCTTGCGCCCAAACCTTTTTTATATCGACCTCAACTTTATACCCCCAAGCAATATCGTCAACGTTAAAACACAACCAACGGGTATTCTCGGTATCGGTTAAAAACTCGCTCTTGTTGGTCGAGCCGACAAAGTTTGATCGTCGGGGCTGCTCAACGACGTCGCGGGCGTATGCCTTACGTTCTTTTATCGATACGGTCGATATTACGCTCTTGAGACGGTTAACGTCTATATTTGACAAGCTCGCAAGCTCTTCGAGGTTGTAAAAGAAGTTTTCGGCAAGGGCGAAGCTTGAGTCTTTGTTGTTGTGCAAAGGGGCTTCGGTATAATACTTTGTACCAAATGGATTAAGAAAACGTAAAAAGGTACTTTTACCCGTGTTTTGTTTCTCGCCAACAAGGACGAAAACAATACGATTTTCTTTACCATAAAGCGAGCAACCGATACAACGCGAAAGCATTTTTTTAAATTGCGTCAAATAGAAGTCTTGGTCTTCTACCTTTACAAAACTTGCTAGTTTTGCGATATGGTCTTCTTTGCCGTTCCAAGGCTCAAGGCTGTTAAAATAGTCAAAAAATGGATTGTAACGGCTTATAAAATCCGATCGTAAAAGACTCTTGAGCTTGTCAAGCGTAAATTTAAAACCCGCGTGTTGTATCTTACGGTAAATAGTATCAATATTGAGCAACTCAAATTTTGCGCTTGGGTCGTTTTTTTCTTTAAATTCGGGTACTTGCGTTATGATGTTTTCGGCAAATTCCCAATTTTTACGCAACCAAACCTCAACTTTGTAAATCTCGGGCTTGTCGTCGATACCAAACTCGTCTTCATTCTCTTTAAATACTTTCGCGAAAGCGGCTTCGACCTTGGCTTTGCTTAACTCGGTTTGTGTGCAATATTGATCGCAAATATTAACGACGTCGGCTTGAGTGTATTGTCGCCCGAAGCGGTTAACCGAGTTAATAAAACCATAAATCTCGCGCCATATTTGGCGATCTTTTTCGGTTGTTTTGCTCTCTTCGTCGACTTGTTTTGCCGTTATTGGCTGCAATTTACCGTTGCCGATACCGTCTTGTATTTTCTTGCGCTC